GCCCGCGCTTGTTGCCGTGGCCAGCGTTTCGCCCTGCGCCACCAGCCGCGCCGTTGCGGTCAGCAGCCCCGAACGCTGCATCTGCCAGCTGATCTGGTCAAGCACGCAACCCGAATACATCGCAAAGCGCGGCACCTCGGGCATGCTGGTCTCGATCGACATGCTGGGCAGCGTCCAGGCCCCCGACTGGAATGTGTGGGTGTATGGGGCTTCTGCACCGGTGGTTGTGGGTGCGCCGAAGGCTGCCTTCAGCCAAAAGCCGAATGCCTCGGCGTCGAGCGGCACGACAACATCACCGTCCGCCGTTACCGCGTCCTTGATCGGGGCAAGAGGGTCGCGGCCATAGCCAAGCAACTCGCTGTTCAGAAGCGGCTGTTCCGATCCCAGCGAGGTGCTGGCGAAGGGCATCTTCGTGAAACCTCCAACCGGCGGCGTGCCATAAACTGTCTCATACGCAAGCGCCATCTGCGCCCGCGCACCTTGCGCTCGTGCCATATCTTTCTCCTAATTATACGGGGTGTCAGGCCAACGGGCCGGTGGTGGTGTAGTGCAGGACGACGGTGATGACCGCCGCCTTCAGGGCCGCGGCGCCCTCGATGGGCAGGTCGACAGAGGCCGGGGCTTCCGGTTCGATCCAATCGCAAACTCCGCCCAGCGTGCGGTCGGCTTCCAGCGCCGTGCCTATGGAGGCGATCAAGATATCGAAGGCAGTGGCGCGGCCATTCGGTGCCTGGACGACCACTTCCAGCTCGGCGCGGTGCTGGTAGTGATAGCGCAGGGGCGATAGCGTCACGTTCGGCTCGCCCGGCTGGCCGTCGCGAAGGATGATCAGCCCGGCCGCAGGTATCCGCTCGGGCAGGATCTCGTCACGCAGAACTGCGGGGGACAGTGGTTGCAGCCGTACAAGAAGCGCGGCGAGGACAGCTTCGCGGGTGGTGGGCATATTTGGCTACCGTTATTGAATTCGGAGCAGTATCGTAGAACACTCCCCACTCTGACTGCGGAAAAGTGCATCGTGGTCTGGTGCTGGAACGCGACGACACATCCCTGCGCCATCTTGCGGACTGCAAATCATCGATCCGCTTGGTCTGTGCACTAAAAAAGACATCGACTGAGGAAGTTTTCATGCACGCTTTGTTCTTTGAGATGCGACCGAAGCCGGGTCATCTTGATCATTACTTCGAACATGTGGCCCGCTTACGCCCGGTCTTGGCAAAACACGAAGGTCTGCTGTTTCTTGATCGCTATCGCTCGCTGAGCGAAGGGGATTTATTGCTGTCGCATCAACTTTGGGAGAGCGAGGAGGCTCTTACAGCTTGGCGCAAGGATGCGGAACACCGCCGATCGCAATCGGCCGGTCAGTATGTGCATTTTGCCGACTACCGCATTCGCGTGGGAGAACGGATACTGCACTGGCATTCTGCAACTTCGGTCACGCCTACGCGAGCAGAAGTGGGGCAGAACTCCTCTTATGTACTCGCATTTTATGGCAGACAACCGTTGTTGGATCCGCGGTTTGCTGCGTTTGAAAGCTTCAATCATGCAGAGCAATTTATCTCGCTGGCCAACTTAGACACGCTGGAAGCCGTCGAAACCACATTGCATTCCCAAATCAAACAACCGGGTGTAAAAGAGGTTGCCGCGTACAGCATTCGCCGCGACTACGGTCAATTTGATCGTGTCCAAGCACCTAGATAGGCACTATTCGCAGAACCGGAATGTTAGCCGATCCTCCCGTCTATCCACCCCGCAACAATCAACCCTGGCACGCGGTCCACGGCCCGCTCTGCATCCCGCGCCAGATCCAGCCGCTTCGGCAGCTTCACCTGCGGCACCAGCAGGAAGATCGGCACGGTCACGACGCCCCGGCCAGTTTTGGACCGTGACGCTACCGCCCGGCCCTTGGTGTTCAGCCGCCCCTCGGCCACCAGCAGGCTCGGGCCCCTCCGGCGGTAGATAAACCGCAGGCGCAGGCCAGTGCGGCGTTCCCATTCGCCGGGGGTGATCCGGCCGCCACGGGTGGATTTTCCTGCCGCTGGCGTGGGGATTGTCAGCCAGAACCCATTTTTCGAGCGGATGAGCGGTCCGGTGTCATGCGCGCCGACGATCACCGGGGCGTTTGACCAGACCAGCGCCGCCGCGTTCAGGCTTTCACCGGATTTCGGGAAGCTGGCGAGGCGGATCGAGTTGGCAAGCCGGGTACCCAGCCCTGCGCCGGTGATCTGCGTCCGCCAGGCGGCTTTCAGACCGGTCCCAGCCTCGCGCATCGCGGCCGTCACCGCACGCTCCCCCGCCGCAACCTCGGCTGCCATCATGGCGACGATGTCGGGGTCTATGTCGAGCCTCAGTTTCATGCAGGCCTCAGGTCCACGGTCCAGACCAACCGCTCACGGTCGCGGACGGGCTCGCCCTGAATGAGGAAGGCATCGCCCTCGATCTCGATCCTGTCGCCGGGTCGCGGGTTCGGCACTTCAGCCACCAGCAGGTCAACGCGGGTGGTTTCCGACCAGAGCCGGGCATCGCCGAACTCGGTGACGTCATCGGCGCGTCGGGCAATGAGGCGCACCAGAACCGGTGCGCCTCCGTCGCCGACATAGACCGCATCGCGCCCGATGTTGCCATCGGCGAAGAGCGCGCCGACGGCAGCGGCAAAGGCAGACATCACGTCCGCCGCGCCGAACGCAGCACCTGCGGACGGGTGCAGATCGGCAGCGGGTTCGACTCAATCTCCAACCGCACCCATTCATCACGATCCCGGTCCGGGATCATCCGTGCGTAAAGCGGCTGGCCCAGCGTGTTGACCGTCTCGAAGGTGTCGGCGGGGGCGTGGTAGATTTCAAAGAGGCCGTCGACGGCTTCAGGATAGAACACCGCCTTGTCCGTTGCGACGCCGAAGCCTGCACCGCCCCGGTAACGGCGGAAGGTGATGCCGCCGAAGCTGACCTCGTCGGCGATGCGGGACCGCAGATCAGCGGCTGCGGCCGTGTTGAGGTAGGTCTCGCGCACCTCCTTGTGCGCCACCAGATCGGCGAAGAAGGCCGAGCCGCATTCGGCACGCAGTGCGATCGCACCGGTGGCAAGCCCGCCCATCACATCCTCGACGCTTTCGATCAGCGCCTGGCAGCGTTTGCGCAGCGCGCCAGAGGCCGGGGTGGCATTGTCGAGGTCGAAGTCCACCTCCGTGGCCGGGGTGATGCCGAACTCGGTGAAGTAGTTCACCACCGTGGCACCGTCGCGCGGATCTTTTACCAGCCCTTGGATGCCGTTGAAGAGGTGATACTCGAAGGTGGTCTCGGCGTCATTGCGCAACCGGCCCAGCTTGCGGGCAACCTCGGCCTGCACCTGCTGGGTGGCGGACTCGCTGCCAAAATCACGGACCTGCTGGATTTCCGAGGCCCAGATCACGTCCTGCTTCTTGAACTGGCGGCAGACGAAGGCCCGCACATCGCGGCGTTCCGGGGTCTGCTGGTCATAGGCCGAGCCGCGTTCGGAGAACGGGATCAGCGACAGTGTGCCGTCGCGGCTTTCGATGACGACAGTGCGGGATCGCACGCCGCGCGCCCCGAACAGACCCGAACCCGACAGGGTTGCGGGCTTGAATGGGATGTTTTCGAGCGCACGGGTGAGTTCGATGATCGAGAAGGCATCGCCTTCAAAGATGTCCATGGTGGCCATGGGGTGCCTCCTGATTTTGGGGTTATCGAACGAGGATGCCGAGCGTCTGCAGGGCAGCGTGAGCAGCGGCGATCTGTGGCGCGGTGGGTGTGCCGGGGATGGTGATCTCATACTGGTTGACGATGGCGGGGCCGCGGATCAGCACCACGGCGTTGGTGTCGCCCCCGCTGGCATCGACGCTGTCCCAGAGGATGGCCGCTGCCGTCTGAGTGCCGTTCGCGGCGGCGGGATCGTGGGCCGCGTATTTGCCCGAGGCGGTGATCTTGCCCAGAATGGTGCCGGGTTGGAGGTTGCCAGACGCAAGGATGACGGTGCTGCGGCAATAGTCGCGGAGTGCTTCCCAGACGAGAAAGCCGCCCGCATGGCGGGTTTCGGTAAGCATGGGCATGGGTTTATCCTTTCAGACGGAAGGTGCGGGCGATGACGTCGCCCCAGGGACGCGCGCCCGAGGGGCGACCGGGTTGCGGATGGGCGGCGGAAATGTCGGGTTCGGCGTCGGCGCGGGTGGCCAGCAGGGCAGCACGGACATCGTCGAGGCCGGTGTCGCGCTCGAGGAACCGCCCGGCCATCTGCGGCTGACCGGCCAGACGGCAGAGATCGACGACGGCGCGAGCATGGGTCAACGCTGTGGCACGGATGCTGGCGGCATCGGCTGCACCGTTGGCAGCGGCAACGGTGCAATCGGCTTCGGGCGCTGGCGCGCCGTCCGTAGGCAGGACGGTGTCAGCGTCGAAAGTCTCGGCAGCACCA